CATTCGACAGACCGTTACGTTTAAGTACGTTTCAAAAATCTTTAGGGAAATATAGTATTAACTACTATGTTCCCGTTTTAAGATAACTCTCTACGATAGCTAGTAAAGCTAGCATCCTCTGAGATAGATTCTACTAGGCATAACGGTAATATTCCGTCAGAGGCCTTACAAACCTCATATAAATAATATTGGTCCACGGATAGGGATTTTCTTCCTACCAACCTTAATTTCGATTACCAAGTATACTATCTGATCCCGTTATGGATTAGGGAGAAGATATTTATACATATACTCGTTAATATCATTTATATAAAAAGTGCATGAGAGGGTTGTTCCCTCATTTGTCGGTCTAAAGTGTTATCACACACTCTTCGACCCACAAGCAGAGATTCCATGGCAAAAGATGCCTATCCATCTGATAGTTTCATGTCTATGAAACAAAAGATCCTGCGCTTACTGCGCGACAGTACTCCTCTAATCGGTCTAGTTATTACTAGTCCCTTCTACAGTATGCGAGTCTTCTTCGACTGATAATTACCAGTCTAAGTCTCTATATTATTCCTAGTTTCTTAAGCTAGGCGAGTCTTCTTCATCCTGCAAAGGACGAAGTCTCTTAATTAATCATACTTGTAGTTGGGATATAATAATAACCCTATACCGCCAGGAGATCAACCAACGCCAAGGAACGCCGAGCAATTCGCGTCCCGCTTGGTCCTGTCCTTAAATGCCAAACCGAAGAAAGTATTAAACTTTCGTTGGTTACCTAGAGATCACTGAATTTGACATCAACAAAGTTGACATCATCTTCAGCCGCTTGAGCGCTTACCATACTAATCCGTTCTGGATTAGAACCTGTTTTTCAACAGGCATTGGCCTACTACTCGGCTGATACGCCCTATTCCTAGGGAACGTCATACATATTGATATGACTTTCGTATTTTTTCTCGCCTCGGTCCCCAGTCTTTCTGGTGGCCGACATTTAAGTAATTGGAACTAGTTCCAAGTCTTTTCAGATGAATAAATCGTAAGAATAGTGAGGAATTTTACCTCATCTATTTTAACTTTATACCGAGATTCACAGACTTCCACAAGCGCAGGTACCTTGAAACGGAAGATTTCATAACAGAAACAACCCGCATCTGATTCTTATCCACAAAAGATAAAAGAGACATCTCATCTTCTAACTTAATAATTAAAGTTAAAAGGTTTGAAATATTCTCCTCCTTTGAAAGGGTCTGAATAGACGCTAGTTGCTCTACTATGTCCTTAACCGTTTGAATCGTTTTCAGATATTGTTTTCGATAAATAAATTCATTTATAGTCACAATATAAGAATACAGTTCATTAGATACTGGCATCTCCGAAAAGTCAAAGGCATCAGGGTAGTTGAAAGCAACTAACCGGATAACCCTTATATCTTGTTCAAAAGATGTAGTACCATAATGAGCCCTTGTTCGATCTACAGTTACTAAATATTTTAGTAACCCTAACATAGTTGCACTACCTCCCATGACCCTAGGGCCAGTGGGTTGTGAACCGTAAGGATAAACCAGTCCCGTACTTGTTTTATGTTTATTAATAACATCTGACAGTAGAGGGCCTGTTGAGACAGATGGGTCATAGACCATATCTGGATCAGGATTAGTGATAATCCATTTAACCTGCGGTTTAGAATTTAGAGCCGTAGAAAGCCCTAAATCATATGCATCTACACCCAATCGTATTAGAGACTTCTGCATCAATGAGATGAAGGAATCAGTAATAGATTGAGTAAGAGTGTTAGGAATCTCTCTACTCTTAAATAGAGAGGTTCGCGACAAGAATTCAGACAGTGAAGAAACTGTCAAGGTACGAGGTATTAGTGATGAAAGTATAATCGCACGCATTCTACTGCTCATTTTATTAAATGGAGTAGCAATACGAGATAGAGACTTAAAACCGAAATGGTTGAAAGCCAATATATCAGCGATTCTACGTTTGTACTTCCTCATAAGCTCAACTGAAGCAGATACTGAAATAGTACCTGCATACACTTCCCGTAAGGGAATTGCAGAACAGTCGATCTTATTAAAGAAGTAACGTTTAGCAAACTCTAATGAGTTTCCGGTTGGCGAAATTAAGGATTTATGAATCCCTACTTTCACCCCCAATAGATCCATAATATAAAGATATTTATGGGCTATAGGGCCGTTAGCTATAACAACGTCATCACCAAGTACCGCATAGTCTGTAAATCACTCTTCTCTCCCCCGAACCAAATAGGCGGCAAGCTGCACAATAAAATGATGTGTGACAGCGAGCATAGCCCAAGAGGTAAGTGCCCCCATAGGTTGTCCGGCTCCATAAATTAAATAAGGATTCTCCAGTTTTCCACCGCGAGGTAGATAATCTGTAGCGCTTTTAGGTAATTTATATGACCGGCCGATTAATAAATGTGATCATAGATTCGCGAAATGCGACCCTACTAGAGGACTTAGAACTATCATCTGAACGACTATTGGAAGTCGGTCGGTTGCAGCGCTTAAGTCTAAAGAGTATAAAGGTTTATTACTCCTTAATAATCTCTCTAGAGGTTTTATCTGATCAAAAGTTCCGTCTTGAGGAATATTTCTCAAGATCGAAAATAATCGTTTATGCAATGGATCTAAGACCCATTGTGTTATACAATCTACAAGAGCAAAAACCCTAACTTTTCCAGCGGGTTCTGGTTTAAGACCCAGACCACCTAGATTTCCTTTCCTATTGACCAATTGAAGTAATTCAGATGGCCAATCTTTTATGCTGAATCCTATTTCGAGGAAACGGATAAAAGACTGGTTGCCTGTCATACGCAAGTAATCAAGAAGAGAAGGAAGACTAGGATGTTTCTTCCATAGAAGAATAGCACTTAATATCCCCAGATACGATGATGAAATCATACGTACCATGGTAGGAGACGAAGTGGATATTCCAAACGGAATAACACGCAATTCTTTCAACGCCTCGAGTTTGTCTTTATGACAAAGTTTGAGTCAACGGTTGTTCGTTAATTCACGAACCAATCGTCAAAAGATCACTGCAAATCGGCTATAAAGACCGAATTGTGTTTGATCAGCTGTTGAAGGATCTAATATAGTGGAAAGTTTTAGGATTCCAGGGAAAGAAAGAACTCGGTATAAATTAAATAGTGTAACTCATAGTTTTACATGGTAAGTTGATCCGGAACGGATCCACTTACGATGAAGGATAGGAATGATTCGGGGTAGATGTTTTCCATTACGGGAAACCCTACATCCAAGATCAGTCATATCTTTACTTGAAGTACCGGCTAACGCTTGCATTAGATTTACGTTCTGAGCTTTTAGATAAATTACTAAAAACTTCAAAGAACTTTTCTTCTGTAATCGATGGCAGTGCATCAAGAAAACTATAGCTACTCTTACTGTTCCATTGGAGAGTCGTCCCTCCATTAACCTCAAGGATTTTACAATCCAAGAGATTAATGGTCGACCCGATTTTACACGGATCATGGCACTAAAGAAATCACCTAAATCTGTTCGCGAAATATTTTTTAAAATTAAATTTTTAAATATATTATTTTTTGCTTTGATTTAAATAGTTTCCTTAGACTTCGGTTTTCGCATATAGCGAGCCGCAGCCACCCTTCACAGGGAGATCGGAATTTCTCTGGTTTTATAACAGTAATATTCCTCTTCGGTCGTAACCCCCGGTTAAAATCCTTTTCGTAAAGAAAAGAACTAACCACTTCAGAAATAAATTAATTATTTCCTAGTTACTACGAAGAGTTCAACTCAATTATAGCCAGTTTATCATGCACAGTTACACACAAAGAGGTGCTTTCCCCTTTCCTTCCCAAAGGAGGTAGGGTGCAAGCCTTTCCAAGGTTTGTTTCGCGAAAACGAAGCTACTAAGGAAAAACACGTTTGTGAATCGTTACATGATAAGTGAATGCCCTCCGGGGCTCACAGTACATACTCGGTTAAGAGTAACACTTACTATGAGGATCTAAAGGTCTTTATAGAATAAGCGATAGAAGAAAAATCTTCT